GCGCGCTGAGGTCGAGGGCGTCGAGTTCATGTGCACGGCCTACCTGCCGGAGGACGTGCATGTCGTGGCCCAGCACGTCAGCCGGTTCAAGGTCTCGAGCTTCGAGGCGCTGGACCGGCACTTCGTGCTCTTGCACGCCGAGTACCGGAAGCCCTTACTCGTGAGCGCCGGGATGGGGGCCGTCTCGGCCGGGCTTTTTGGCGTACTCCAACATTACTTTCGGGTATACATGCCCGAGACGCCGGACGTCAGCGTCTTGCACTGCGTGAGCGCGTACCCGTGTCCGGAGGGTGAGATCCGCCTCGCGCGGCTGCGCCACGACTTTACTACGATGATTCCCTTCCAGTACGCCGGCCTCTCGGACCACACGCGGCACCCCTGGACCGGCGCGCTCGCGGTCGCGGTCGGGGCCCGGATCGTGGAGTTCCACCTCCGGTCTTGGGAGACCGACGAGACGGACCCCGACCGCGAGGTGGCGCGCGATCCCCTCGCGGCGCTGGAGTACGTGCGGAACATCCGGACCGCGGAGTCGATGCTCGGGCCGGAGGGCGAGTCCGGGTGGCTGCTCTCACCCGCGGAGGAGCCGATGCTCCGGTACCGGACCGGCGTAGCGTGACGGACCCGGCCCTGCGGGCCGCGCCCCTGGCGCCGTGGCTGGCGGGGGCGTGGGACGAGTACGTGCTCCAGCACCCTGCGGGGTGGTTCTGGCACACGACGGGGTGGCTGGCGTACCAGCGCGCCTACGCGCCATGCCGGGACCTCTCGTTCGCGGTCGTCGACGACGCGCACCGCGTCGCGGCTGTCGCCCCGCTTCTGCTCCCGGACCGGACGCCGGGTGAGTGCTCGTACGTCGGCGGCCCCCTGCCCGTGCCGCTCGCCGACGACCAGGAGGCGGCCGACCTCGTCGAAGCGGAGGTCGAGCGCCGTGCGGCAGCCGCCGGCGCGCGGGGCGCGCGGATGGCGGGGCACCCGTTCGGCCGCCCGCCGGTGTCCCCGTACTGGGGGGAGCTCTTCCGGCCGTCTGGCGTGGCGCACCGGGTCGTGGACCTCTGCGACCTCAGGTGGTCGGAGGTCCGGAGTTCGTACCGCTCCCTGATCCACCGAGCCGGCCGCGAGTACGCGATCTCGTTCCACTCCGGGACCGGCTCCGGGGCCGAGGTCGCGTTCGTGCGGTACCAGTCCCTCCACCGGCGCCTCTACGGGGGGCGCCCGGACGAGACGTACCGGCTCCAGCGCCACTGGCTCGAGGCGGGACTCGCGGCCGTGGCGCTCGCCGAGACGGGGGACGTCACGTGGGGGGCGGCGTACTGGTTCGTCTACAAGGGCGGCGCCTACTACGGGAGCGGCGCCTACGCGGCGCGGGACGTCTCGCACGCTGTCGTGTGGCGCTCGCTCCTCGCGCTCGGCGCCCGCGGGGTGCGGGCCGCGAGCCTCGGGTGGCGCGGGACCGCCGCGACTGACAAGGAGCGGGCGATCGAGTTCTTCAAGTCGGGGTTCGGGGGCCGGGATGTCGAGGTCCCGATGTTCGGGGTGCGGTGGTGAGGGCCGCGGCCGTCGTCCAGGCGCGGGTTGGGTCGAGCCGCCTGCCGGGCAAGATCCTGGAGCGCGTGGGGCAGCGCACGATCCTGGCGCACGTCCTGACGCTCGCTCGTCGGGTGCCGGGCGTCGACGCCGTGGCGGTCACCACGACTCCCGACCCGGCTGACGACGCGGTGCTGAGCGTGTGCTACCGGATGGGGGTCCCGTGGACGCGCGGCCAGGCGGACCTCTCAGGGCGCCCGGGGCGCCGGGACGTGCTGGCCGGGTACCTGGCGGCCGCCGACGCGCTTGGGCTCGCGGACGACGACGTCGTCCTGCGGCTGACGAGCGACTGCCCGCTCCTCGACCCCGAGGTGGCGGGCCTGGTGGCGCTGGAGTGCCACCGCGCGCGTGAGGCCTTCGAGGTCCGTGACGCCTACGCCTCGAACGTCCATCCGCCGACCTTTTACGATGGATGCGACGCGGAAGCCTTCACGGTCGGGCTCCTGCGGGCCGCGGCGCGCCACGCGGGGCCGGACCAGCGCGAGCACGTCACGACCTGGATGTGGTGCGACCCCCGCGTCACGGGCGTGGCGCGCTCGAACGTCTCGTGCCCGAATGGCGAGGACCACTCTGCCGTCAAGCTGAGCGTCGACGAGCCGCGGGACCTTGAGCGCGTGCGGCGGGTGTACGCTCGCCTCCGGGGCGTCGAGCGCCCGACGTGGCGCGACGTCCTGGCGGCGTATCGCGAGGCGTATCCGGGTATCGCTGAGGCGCGGGCTCTGGAGGTCTATGGCGCTGGGGCGGGCGCCCTTGCGGCGGCGCGCACCGCCTTCGTGGCGGGCGTCTGGAGCGCAGTCGCGGCGCCTTGCCCGTACTCGGACCCAGCCCTCGCGGCGGCGTGGCGCCTCGGGCTCGAGGACGCGGTGATGCAGGGTTACCGCTCCACCGGGCTATAATGCACTGATGGGTAAGCGGGGGAAGAAGCCGGGAGTTCCGGGGCCGAATGGCGCGCGTCGGCGGCGCTTGATGCGCTTGCGGTTCGTGGAACAGTACGTGGGCGGGGGCCCGGGGGTGGCGGGGAACGCCACGCAGTCGGCGCTGCGAGCAGGCCTCGCGACGACGCGAGCGAGCGCGTCCGTCCATGGCCACTACATGCTGAAGGACCCCAAGACTCAGGAATTGATCGAGCGGCACTCCTGCGATACGGAGTGCGGCATCGAACGCGCGGCCCGGGAGTTGAGCCGCATCGGGACCCTCACGGCCCAGCAGATCGACGAGGTCGTGCGGGCGGTGGCCGAGGGGCGGGTCGACGAACTGGACCCCGCCACGCAGGCGATTGTCGCCGGCATGAAGGTCACCCAGACTATCGTCGGTGGTGGGAAATCCTCAAGGCGGGTCATCGAGCACGTCGAGGTGAAGGCGTGGGACAAGATCGCGGCACTCGGCCTCTTGGCCAAGATCCGGGGGTGGCTGGCGCCAGTTCGGGCCGAGGTCTCGGGCCCGGGCGGCGGGCCGCTCGTCATCCTGCCGGCGTCTCCGCACCGCGTCGTGGCGGCCGAGGCAGAGAGGCCCGCCGAGATCGCGGACGGTGAAGCGGAACCTTAGCCTCCGGGACCTATCGCCGCGGAAGAAGGGCGAATGCCGGTGGTGCGGCAAGCCCGTTGGCGGGAGGCGCCGGTCGTGGTGCTCGCAGGCGTGCGTGGACCAGTATCTCGTGCGCTCCGACCCGGCGACCGCGCGTCGACTGGTGTACGGGCGGGATCGCGGCGTGTGCGCGCTCTGCGGGCTCGATACCGTGAGGCTCGCGGCTGTCGCGGGGGCGGAACTTCGGCGAGTCAAGGCCCTCGCGGCTGACTCGCGCCGTGACTGGCCTCAGCCTCTTCGAGATCTATGGCGCGTTCTCGTCCTTCTGGACGGTCACCCCTACGAGGTGCCGGTGAGCTGGGGGTGGCGCGGCCCCCATCGGATCAGCGCGGCCCGACTCTGGCAGGCCGACCACGTCGTGCCGGTCGCCGAGGGCGGTGGCGCGTGCGGGCTCGAGAACCTCCGGACGCTCTGCGTCTGGTGCCACTCGCGCGAGACGGGCGCGCTGCGGCGCCGCCTGAACGCCGCGAGACGGCCCGGTGGCTGACCCGATCCGGCCCCAGCCCGGCCCGCAGCAGACCGCGCTCACGTCCCCGGCCGACGTGGTGGTGTTCGGCGGCGCCGCTGGTGGAGGAAAGACGTTCTCGCTCTTGCTCAAGCCACTCCAGTTCGTCGACATCCCGACGTTCTCGGTCGTCATCTTCCGGCGCGAGTCGCCCGAGATCACGAACCCTGGCGGCTTGTGGGACGAGTCCTCGCGCATCTACCTCGGCCTCGGCGCGTCCCCGAACCGCCAGCTCCTGGAGTGGAGGTTCCCGTCCGGCGCGCGCGTGAAGTTCGCCCACATGCAGTACGAGGACGACAAGCTCGCGTGGAATGGCTCGCAGATCCCGCTGGTCGGGTTCGACCAGCTCGAGTCGTTCACGGCCGGGCAGTTCTGGTACATGCTCTCGCGCAACCGCGACCCGAGCGGGCGGGTGCGGTCGCACGTGTTCGGGACCTGCAACCCGGTCCCCGCCGACGACGCGGTCGGGGGCTGGCTCCGGGAGCTGATTTCGTGGTGGATCGACCCCGGGACCGGCCTCGCGCTCGAGGCCAGGGCCGGCGCCGTGCGGTGGCTGGCGCGCGCCCAGGACGGGGATGCTGTCGAGTGGTACGACTCTGCCGCGGCCGCGGCGCGCTCAGGCGCGCAGCCGAAGAGCTTCACCTTCATCCCGTCGTGCCTCGCGGACAACCCGATCTTCGAGCGCGCGGACCCCGGCTACCGCGCGAACCTGATGCTGCTGCCGCTCGTCGAGCGCGAGCGCCTGCTGGGCGGGAACTGGAACGTCCGCCCCACGGCCGGGAAGGTGTTCAACCGGGCGTGGTTCCCGGTCGTGGACGCGGCCCCCGCCGAGGCGCGGCGCGTCCGGTACTGGGACAAGGCGTCGACGGAGGGCGCGGGCGACTACAGCGCGGGGGTCCGGATGGCGCGCGCCGGCGGGGTCTACTACGTCGAGGACGTGGTGCGGGACCGCTGGTCGGCCCTGAACCGGAACCGTGTGATGCGGCAGGTCGCGGAGGCCGACGGCCCGGAGGTCGAGGTCTGGGTCGAGCAGGAGGGGAATAGCGGGGGCAAGGAGTCGGCCGAGATCACGGTCATGGAACTCGCGGGCTACAGCGTCCGGGCGGACCGCGTGAGCGGCGCCGGCAGCAAGCTCGTGCGTGCCGGCCCGCTCTCCGCTCAGGCGGAGGCCGGGAACGTCAGGCTCGTGCGGGCGGAATGGAATGAGGAGTACCTGCGGGAGCTCCACGGCTTTCCGGACGGGCGCCACGACGACCAGGTCGACGCCAGCAGCGGGGCGTTCGCCAAGCTGGCGCTCGACGGCCCCACGGAGGTGGGGGTCCTGGGCCAGCCGGCGGGCCCCAGGAGAGTCATCCTGCGGTTGTAGGATATACAGGATAGGCGCGGCGTGACCTAGCTGAAGCGCGGAGGGGGGTGGGTGGTACGAGCGCCCAGAGTAGTCTTCCCTCTAGTGAGTGGCCGAAGCGCAGCGCGACAGGCGGGACCCGGGAGTTGGGCTAGGCGGGTCCAGCCGAGAAGTCGCGGAGGGAGAAATGGGAGAAATGGACGACCTCGAGGAAGCGCGGAAGATCTTGAGCCTGCTGCCTTCCAGCCCGGAGGTCAGGAGCGCCCTTGCTCTGGAGGCCGTGGGGTTGGCGCTGGTGGAGGTCGCGAGGCAGATGGGGAAGATGGCGCGGGTGCTCGAGGTGTTGATCGACATCGAGAGGACGCAGTGAGGGCCCTGGGCCGCGCGCTCGCGGTCGTTACGGTTGGGCTCCTGGCGTTCTACCTCGCGACGCTGGCGGACTCGCTGTGGCTCCGGGACCGGGCCGGCCTCGCGCTGGGGGTGGAGTGATGGAGGGAGCACAGGCGCGGTTTGGGTATTCGACCGAGGAGAGCGCGCGCGGCGAGAATCTGCGCGTCGTGGCGGTGTCGCGCGTCGAGGGCGCGAAGCGGGTCGACCTCGAGTCCGTCGCGGACCTCCGGCCCGGGGACCGGTTCCTCCTGACGGTCGAGGGGGTGTACTGATGAAGATTTCGATCTCGCATCGCTTCTCCGGTGCTGTGCTCTGCGCTGTCGAGGCGGCGTCCTGGCGTCTCGCGCTAGAGATTGCAGTCAAGCAGCGTGCGGATCTCGGGGGCGCCTACCTCCGGGACGCCGACCTCCGGGGCGCCGACCTCCGGGGCGCCGACCTCGGGGGCGCCGACCTCCGGGGCGCCGACCTCCGGGACGCCGACCTCCGGGGCGCCAACCTCCGGGGCGCCCACCTCCGGGGCGCCGACCTCCGGGGCGCCGACCTCCGGGGCGCCGACCTCCGGGACGCCGACCTCGGGGGCGCCCACCTCCGGGGCGCCGACCTCCGGGACGCCGACCTCGGGGGCGCCCACCTCCGGGGCGCCGACCTCCGGGGCGCCGACCTCCGGGGCGCCAACCTCGGGGGCGCCGACCTCGGGAGCGCCAAGGTGCTCGCTATCGCGCACCTTGGCCTGATCGATGGCTGGGTGACGACGCTCTGGCATACCGATCAGGGCTACCGCATCCTGGCGGGGTGCCACACGTTCACGCTCAACGAGGCGAAGGCGCACTACGCGAATCGCGAGAATCGCCGCGGTCTGTACTACCTCGCCACGGAGGCGTGGCAGGTGATCGCGCGGTTGCAGGGATGGGAATGATGGGATGGTTATTCAACTCTCCCGGCCACCCGCTGCACGGCCGCCCGATGACCCAGCGTCGGGATACCGGGCTGCTCGAGGTGCGGTGCCGGCACGGCGTCGGGCATCCGGTCCCGGAGTCCGCCGAGGCGATGGACCGGCGCCTGGGTCACGCGCCCGGGACGTGGTCTACGCACGGGTGCGACGGGTGCTGTGAAAAGGAGGACGTGTAAATGCGGGCCCGGGTTATGGCTCTCGTCATGCTGGGCGCCGTGCTCTCCGGAGCAGCCGGGGCGTTCGTGGGGTACCGAGAAGGCCTGCGGGTTCGAGCCGCCGACGCGGATCTTCGGGCCGCCGCCGCCGCGCGCGTCATGGAGATCGTGACCGAGCGGAACCCCGGGGCCCGTATCGTGGACTGGGCGGGGTGGCCGGGGGCGCTGTTCGAGGAGTCGGCGCGGGCTGGCCTCGACTACCGGCT